CAGCAATCTCCCTATTGAGAAAAGCGGCAATCATCCGCATGACAACGCCTATTTTCCCAGTTATGGATAACTGTTATCTGGACATTTATTATTTTTTCACACCGAACCGCATCCTTTGGAAAAACTGGAAGCGGTTCATGGGCGAAAACGATGCCGGGCCGTGGGCACAAACTCAAGAATACACCATACCACAAATCAGAATCTATGCAGACAGCCGCAATGCTGTGCCGCTGGAAGGTAGCCTTATGGACTACATGGGGATACCGACAAAAGTCTGCAAGAATAAAGATACGGAATTCGAAGTAAACGCACTGCCATTCAGAGCGTACACAATGATATGGCAAGAGTGGTTCAGGGACCAAAATGTAGATAATCCAGCTATAAACAGCGACGGGGACGCAACAGTATCTTACGCAGACGTCAACGATGACAGCAAAATAGAAGATATGCTTAAAGAAGCGTATCGAGGCGGCAGACCGTTACCGGTCAACAAGTTCCACGACTACTTCACCAGCGCACTGCCGAGTCCGCAGAAAGCGGGAGAACCAGTAACGATTCCGCTCAGCGGAAGCGCACCGCTTGGCATGTATAACCCAGCAACAGGACATGTAACAACCAAAAGCGACGAGATGAAAAATATTGCAAGCGAAGCAGGATTATCCATCAACGGCTCAACATTCAATGCCTCAAGTTGGGACGTCGGGGACGGACCTGTAAGGGACAATGGACTTGCAGTAGGAAATAAAACATCACTCACATACAGTGGCGTAAGCTTAGGGGCAGACCTCTCAAAGGTCAACGCAACCACCATCAACCAGTTACGCCAAGCTTTTCAAGTACAAAAATACTACGAAGAGCTCGCACGAGGAGGCTCACGCTATCGTGAGATGATTTATTCGCTGTTCCACACCAAAATCAGCGATAAAACGGTACAAATCCCGGAGTATCTGGGAGGTACGCGCATCACCATCAACATGAGTCAGGTCATCCAGACCAGCGGCACGACGACAGAAAGTCCGCAGGGCAACACAGCGGCGGTATCCGTCACACCGTACAACGGCAGTATGTTTACCAAGAGTTTCGAAGAACACGGCTATGTTATCGGTGTATGTTGTATCCGACACGACCACACTTACCAGCAAGGACTTGAGCGAATGTGGAGTCGCAAAACTAATCTCGACTTTTACTATCCGGTATTCGCAAATCTGGGCGAACAGGCCATACTTAAAAAAGAACTGTATCTCACAGGCACAGCAACGGACAACCAGGCGTTTGGTTACCAAGAGTGCTGGGCCGAATACAGAATGAAACCAAACCGAATCTGTGGCAAATTCCGGAGCAACGCAACCGGTACGCTGGATAGTTGGCACTACGGCGACAACTACAAAGAAGTACCAAACTTGAGTCAAGCATGGATGAAAGAGGGAGACTCCGAAATCCAGAGAACTCTCGCAGTGGACAACGAACCTCAATTTATCATGGACACGATAATTGACAACACCAGCGTCAGACCGATGCCCATGTACAGTATTCCGGGACTCGTAGATCATCACTAAAGCGGAAAGGGGGAAAGCCCGGGGCAATACCCCGGGCATATTTTTATGGGATTATTAGCAACACTGGGAATACCTATCCTTAAAGCCGCAATTCCGAGTATCATAGGAACAGCGGCAAACAAACTGTTCGGAACAAGCTCAAGTTACGGACAACAAGGACAAGCAAACAGTCAAAGCAGTGGGTCAAGCTGGTCACAAGGCTCAAGCGACAGCGCAAGTTTCAGCAACGGCGGCACAAACGACGAAATGAACAAAACCATTGCGGCATTAGCAAACCAGATAAGTCAAGGAAACATGGCCGGACAGCAAAAGTACAATCGGAATTCGATGCTTATGCAGATGGGGTACAACACCTTATCGGCAATCCAGCAGGGTGTATACAATCACATCGAGCAACAAAGCGCAATGGCCTATAATTCAGCAGAAGCCGCGAAAAACAGAGCATGGCAAGAGCAGATGAGCAACACAGCTTACCAAAGAGCCGTCGAAGATATGCGAAAAGCAGGAATCAATCCTATCTTAGCATACACGCAAGGCGGCGCAAGCACTCCAAGCGGAGCGCAGGGAACAATAGGAAGCGCAAGCATGGGCATGGCATCCAGCAGCGCACTGGGGGCAACAGCATTACCGGGCATCAAACAAGACGGCAGTTGGAGTAGCCATAGTGAGGCATGGAGTCACGCCGAAAACGCGGCTGAAAGTATCCAACAAGCCATCATGTCAAGCAGTTCAAGCCCAGTAAGACTCAAAGGAGACATGGAAGCCATAACAGAAACAGCAGTGGAAAACGCGGCCAAACTTAAAGAAAAATTCGCGGCATTACCCGTAGCAGACAAAGCAAAGAAAGAGCTTGCAGGACAATTAGAAAATGCAAGAAGATACTTGCCCACAGGGTATATGAGTATAAATCCGAGAGGTAAATAAATGGGATGCAATAAACCGTTAATCCGGTTTTATGTACCTCATGACAGGGAGGCGAGTGGGCGAGTGTACTCACTCGCCTCTTTTAACGAGATACACAAGACCAAAATGACTTACGAAAACTTAATGTACAGAAAAGATGTAATGTTGATACCATGCGGACAGTGTACCGGATGCAGATTGCGCAAGCGCAAAGACTGGGCAACACGAATGGAACTAGAAGCATACGGACACAACAAAGAAACCATCTGGTTTATTACACTGACTTACGATGATGACCATGTACCAACACAGGACACCGAAACAGGAGAAATCTATAAAGGCGGCTTAAACGTCTGGAAAGGCGGCTCAGAGCGTCCAAGAACGGCGCAAACACTGAGCGTAGAGGATACCCAACTATTCATGAAAAGGCTCAGAAAGGCCGTCAAAGAGCCTCTGAGATACTTTTTAGCGGGAGAGTACGGAGACAACACAGCAAGACCGCACTATCACATGATACTATATGGATGGCATCCGGACGACTTAAAACCAATCCACAAATTGTCAAGACACGGTCATTATACAAGCGATAAGCTAGTAAAAATCTGGGGACAAGGCACAGTAGACATCGCACAGGCAACACCAGAAACATATAATTATGTTGCAGGGTATGTGACAAAAAAACTATACGGCAACGACAAAGAGCGTTACCAAAAAATGGGTTTAATACCTCCATTTTGTACAATGAGCCGTAAGCCGGGACTCGGAGACAAGTGGTTTGAAGACAACCAAGAACGACTCTGGCAGCAAGGATACATACAGCTTACCAACGGCAAGAGAGCAACAATACCAGAATACTATTGGCGAAAGCTGGAAGCTGAAAACCCTGAAAAGGCATGGAGAATCAAGAAGTATCGGCAGGGAAAAGCTATAGCGTCCCTAATCGAAAGAAACGCGGAAACCGATAAACCATACGCGGAACAGTTAAAAGACAAAGAAACGTCCATGTCCAAAAAAATGAGCAAGGCCAAAGGCATATTTTGACGCTTTGGTGTCACTCAGCCAAGTAACTATCAAGTAAAGGACTTGGCTGAGTGTTTTATTGATTTGTTAAATGCACGCGCACGCGCACGGAATCGCGCACGCGCACGTGCATTATATTATTATTTTTATTATTAACTTGTTGTAGTCGTAGTAGTAGGGAGCGTTGAAATGTTGAATACTATGAATTTTTATCCTTGGAACGATATTTTTTGGTTAATCTTAATGTTGATACTTTTGTGGATAACGTGTTGAATTGTTGAAAGTATAGCAATATGTACAAAAACCTTTGTGCAACATTTTGTGGAAAACCTGTTGAAAGTGTTGAAAATGTTGAAAAAGGAATTAAAGGCCGTCCGGCGAGCGAAACCGGGAAGTCGCGTCATGCTCTTCGTACGGCGCACCGCGCCTACCGCATGACCTAAAATAAAAAGTTTAAAAACCTCTTGACAAATCGAAAAATCTGTGGTATAATGCAGATAACAAAGGAGGTATAGAGATGAGTACTATCAATCGTCTGAGCATCAACGCCTTGAGGAAACTGGAAGAAATCGGTTCGTACGATACTGAAAAATACAGATACGTTATTAACCGGGGCAATGGCGAATGCTACCGCATCAACAAAGAGCTGCTGGGGACAACAGAAGCGCTCGACCCGGAAAATTGGGTAGAGCAGTAACAAGGTTAAACAGCACAAAGTGCTTTTTTACAAAACCATTTATACAAAATAATTTTTAGGAGGTGTTTGCTCTGACTCTCAAGGAAATTAACGCGCTGTTTAACAACATCCGCAAAATCTTAGCCATGTTGGATAAGATATACCACGCAGTAGAGGGCAACAAACCCGAGGAGTGACCAAGGTGAAAACGTGGAACATACGAGACCAGACCGATACGACGCTAGCGATGACACTCGCAAAAACCTACAAGGAAATCGAGACGACGTACAAACATGTAAGAACAGCCGCAACAATAGAAGACGCAAAATTTTACATCGACATGGCATTCAAGAAAAAAGCTTTTGCGAATGACATCGAGATGGAACAAATCCGTAGGAGAATCAACAATGGCGAAGAGGAGTAAAGTTCGCAAATCCAAAGACGCAAAAATCTACAACAAGACAGCAAAAAAGACCAAGGCAATCAACCTTGGAAGCGGTGCAATGCGAGGAGGAATCAGGCTTTGAACACCATCATATGGGCAGGAGTCATCACAAGCCTCATCGCAATGTGCAGTGCAAGTTTTGCACTCATTGCAATGGGAATCGACATCATCAAAAACTGGAAGGAAAAAAAATGAACAACAATGTATATGGTATCTACGACAACTGCGTAATGTGCTACGTCACAATCTTTACAGAGAGAGACGACAAAGTTGCCGAACGCAATTTTAAGATTGCGCTGACCGACGAACGCAACATGATGAGCAAGACGCCGAGCGACTACCGACTCGTAAGGCTCGCAAAATTTGACGAACGTAACGGAACTTTCGAAGAGGCAAAGGAGAACATTTTCGATGGCATTTCGCTCAGTAAGTAACTTTCGAGAAACCGCAACGGCAAAACCGACCGAAGCCGGGGAAAGCATAAGACGCACATACCTGTGGGAACGAAACGAAAAAGGCGAAAAAGTGCTGAAACTCGACCAAATCATCGATCAGCAAGCCGAAATCGACTCCTACTTAGAGGAGACCAAAATAGAAAACATCATTCGGCGGGCAAGCATCGACCCAGACGTTGCGAAAAGAATCGCGCCGGACTTAGGCGGAGGAATCCAGGACTTTACCGAAGCGCCGCATACGCTAGCCGAACTACAGAACATCATGATTCGCGCAGAGCAAATCTGGGACGAAGTACCAAAAGAAATCAAGCTCAAATTTGACAACGACGTCGATAAATTTGTTGCATCCTTTGGGACAGTTGAATGGGCAAAAAACCTAGGCATATACCAGGAAAAGCAGACAGAAGCCAAAACAAATGAAGCGACAGAAGCAACGGAGGCAAAAGAATGAACAGAAACAAAGATGCGGGATTTAATCAAGTACCGCGACTGGACATCACGCGAAGCCGCTTTAAAAGGAGACAAGACGTCAAGTTAACGTTTAACGCGGGAAAACTCATCCCGTTTTACGTCGATGAAGTGTTACCGGGTGATACCTTTAGTATCGACCAAGCGGCAATCATCCGCATGACAACGCCTATTTTCCCAGTTATGGATAACTGTT